TTCCTCTAGGCTCATACTCCATTTGGTGCATTAAATGCACAATCGCCGCCCATTCGGCAAAAGATGCTTGATGCCATCCTGTACCCTTTGCATTGCAATACTGCATTTCTGCATCAAATGTCTTTGCGTGGCAAGGAATCACATTCGGCCAACTGTATGCCCTACCATTCACAACGGTGTTAATGAATTTGCTGAAATAGAATACATCTTTTTCAACTGTACCCTGTTTCCATGCGGAATGCACAACCTCGCTGCCGCCAAAAAGCTGTGCATTAGTTCTTTTGTAAACAGGATTCATAAAAGAGGGTAAATCCGCATTATCCATCAAAATTGTGGTTGCACCGCCGGAAATTCCCTCAACTGCAAATTTTAAGCTGTCAAAATTAGCCATTCTCAATCACTCCTTCCCTTAAAGCGAATAATGATAAAGTAACTCTATCCATGGAAAAAGGCACAGGAACACGGATTGTATTGCCGCCGGACATTGCCGGGGAATCTCCTGTGTTGTCTGTACCTTCTGCATTCTCTGCATCCTCGGATTCAATTTCCTCGTATGCTCTTGCCGGGATGTCGATTTGTGCCACATAATCCCTTCCGATGCCTGTAATCAGCCCACCGAAATCATCCGTTGAAATGTCAATATGCACATCTGCATCGGCTTCTTTCTTTTCAAGATTCAGCATGATTTCATCGTTGAAAGTGATTTTGTTGCCGTTTACCTCATAAGGGATTTTTGCACCCTCATTCATTTCGATAACTTTCATCATCGCATACCTACCTTTCTTTTAACTTCGTTCATTCTTGCATTGATTTCTTCGGCATATTCCCGATTCTGCGCCTGTGTGTTTCGGGCTGCTCCGCCGTTAAAACTCTTGACGATGGCCGCTTCGCTCTGTCTGCGTTCATCGCTTTTAATGATTATATTTGCCATTCTTATAATCCCCCTGTGACATAGATTCTTAATTTAACGCTTGTTGCGCTGCCTGTGTACTTGACTTTGAATGCGTTATATGCCAAATCGTAGAAATCAACGCTTTCGACATATCCGCCGGAACACTCCAAAATCTTGTAATGAATCTGATAATCGGTATTATTCAGATACTGCGAAAGTGCCACGGTTTTGCTACTGTTGGTTGCCGGGAATTTCAGCGTATTTGTGAGGGTAACATCAAACTGCTGCCCGGATAAATTTTTCAACATCCCGGAATGCTGATTCGTCATAGAAAAAAGCATATTAGCCATCAATGCGGATTCTAATATACCCATATCCATTTGACCGAAATTTCTTGCGCTCTGCGCCGTGCCTTGCTGCTCAATTTCGCCCGGGGCCGGTGTTAAATATACTAATCCGGCGGATTCTCCGTTTGACATAGAGAAACGGCGCATAAACTGCACGATATGGTCTTTCCAATTTACAGGTGTGTACATCCTTTTTGCTCCTTTCTTTACGATGTGGCTTGCTGCTGCTTGAAAGTGATTGTGTATCGGTACAGGATTCCTTCGGTAAATGATTCCTTGTCGATGGATTCCGTGCCGGATGCGAACAATGCACCATCCACATTGTAAAATTCTATTTTGTCAATCTGATTCGGTGTGGTATGGTCGAACAAAATATAAACGGCAAATCTGCCATCCGGCAAAATATTCACTTCGTGAATACCTATTTTGTGCCATGCGCCGCCGGAATAATACTTTGCGTATGCAACCCGGTTTTTCAGATAGTTTTTGAGTGCCAAAAGTTCATTTGCGCTCATCTGCATAGTGTTCTATCTCCTTTCTACACATCTTCAGATGCAAATTTATTATCAACAGGATATTCAAAAGCCGTTTCCGTGGAAGATTCTGCAAGTTCAACCACTTCATCGGCAAATTGCGCCGCCATAGCGTAATTCGGAAATGTGCCGCTTTCCGTTTGATTATCCATGTTGTAATCAAATAATGTTTCTTGGCTGCCGTTTTCAAGCAGCATTTCGCTTTCGGATAGTTGCAATCCCATTGCATAATCCGGGGTTGTTCCTGTTGGCTCATATTCTGTTTGAAATACATCGCCGCCCTCGGTCATTTCCAAAATACTTTCAGCGATTGCAAGTCCTACCGCTTGATTTGGATTTGTTCCGCAAAAGCTATCTTCGCCGCACGGCTCAAAAGATACATGGAATGTATCTGAATCATTTTCTAAAATGATAGTGCTGCCACTCTGTAAAACCAAATAATCAAAGATAGACCGGGCATTTTTAACCTCGTTGATATACTTTAAAAATTCGGTCATTTCTATTGTCGTAACCTTGGATGATGTGGCAATGCGGAAATGAAACGCATCCCCGGCATAGGTAAACCATTCTTCAACGGTCGTTTCGTTATTAGAAAAAACGATGTTTATCATTTCTTCCATTGCTGCCGATGTTCCAAGTTTCATGTACCAATATTGACTATTCGCAATCAACTTGCGCTTTACATCCGCACTTAGGGATGAATTGTAAAAAAGCGCACGGCAATCCGCCGCCAATAAATCAAGGTATTTTTCATCCACATCTTCGATTGCGCACCATACCATCGTTTTTTTTGACCGTTCAAGCAGCTTTGCAATCTGCCTATCGCAAGCATACATGAATGCTTTTGTCCGGGCATCTTTCAAATTTGCCGGGGTGGATTGATACAATCCACCGATTTCTGATAGATTAGTCATCCTCTAACCCCCCATATAATATCGTGACGGATTTCGCAACTGCGATTTCGGTATTTCCGATTGCTGTATATGTAGGCTTGCTAATCGGGGCCCTTTTTGCTCCGGCTGCTCGCACAAATTCGGTCAGCATATCGGTGTTGATGTCGGCCCCGATATGTGTTTTTTGCCAAATTACAAAGGCATTTGCGGCATCTTCCACCGCTGCCTGTATGGTTTCAACATTTTCTTTGTTGCTCCGGGCGATGTAGTAAGTGAAATTAAGGTCATATTCCACCACATCCGGGGCAGCTACCGATAATTTGTCGGTTAGCGGTCTAATCGGTGTTGTGGTTAAATATGTCATTAAATCATCAAGGAAGGCATCGCTTGGCAACTCTCCATCCGTAAGCACAAGGCGAATATCCACCGTTGCATCTGCTGTCGTATTTGGCTTGACATCCTCAATCGCTGCGGAATTATATTGGCGCACCCAATAGATATAAGCATCTTCCGGGCCGGCTGTGGAATATGAGGATGGCGCAAGAAAGATTCTTTCTCTAAACTCTGCATCGGTTTCCTCTCCGCTGCCGCCGTCTGATTCTGTGATGTTTTCCACGCTTGCCACATAGGGGATTTTGTCCGCCATAGCGTTAATCTGTCCGGGGATGTATTTATTTCCTATCGTTCCCAATTCTGTACAGGTTGCGGAAACATCAACATACATCTGTCCGGCTGCAATTTCTGCATAATCATCCGTTGCAAAAAACACATTATCCCCGGCGGTTGCTCTTTTTCCTTGCGGAATTGCTGTAACCTGTGTTCGGGCTTCCTGTAAGGTAAAACGAAGCACCGTTACGGCCGGTCGGGAATCCTGTTTAAAGGTTTTCTTGTTGGCCCCAAGGTGCTTCAGATAATCGCCATAAGCATATTTCAAAAGATTCATTTTAAATCCCTTGTCGATACATTGAAATGCTTGGTACAGCTTATTTGCAACAACATTTAATTTGATGCGGTCTTTGTCTGCCGGGTACAAGGTAATTGATTCCCCTGTTTCCTCTTTGTATAACGCTTCAAAGTCCGCAACCATTTCTTTTTTCATGCTTTCAATATCCACATCATCAATCACGGACACATCCGGCAAATCATATAAATTTTGAATACTAATTGACATTGTATGTTAGCACCACCTTTGGAATTATTTTTTGTTCTCGCACCTCAAAATTTACCTCTACAACGGACAATCTCGGCTCGTATGTATCAATCTGCTCGATTGCCTGTACTGTGTAGGCGCATTTTGCCATGTTCATATTCCGCCCGATAATATCACTTGATACAAGCCCCATCGCCCTATCTTGCGGATTTGTTCCCCGAAGCGTTGTCAAAATTACTGCAGCGTTATCAAATAATTCCTGTCGCAATGCTGCATCTATCGGGGTGTTTAATTCAAATTCTACATCGCCTATCGAAATCATGTTGCCGCCCCCTTATACATATTCTTCAAGTGTAAGTGTGACGGAAGCCTTTATCAGTTCGCCGCCACTCATTATGTGATTCCATGAGGAAGAAAGTTTCGTTGCCTTCCATCGGCTGCCTACCTTTTTACCGCCAATCACTAAAGGACTAACATTCCCATATTCAACATATTTAATCAACTTTTCGATTTCGCTTCGTGGATTCACACCGTAATTTGCATCTAATTCAATAACAAAAGAAACGCTTTCATTATTTGGCCCCAAAAATTCACTTTCTGATTTTTTGCCGTGTCGCTTATGCTCTCCCCAACTACCCGATGCGGACAATTTGAAGTCACGAAAACTTAATATCTTCTTATCGGATGTCGTAAAAGTGACATCCCCGAAATAACCTATTGCCATTTTTCACGCTCCTATTCACAATCGCATTCCGGGAAGTTACCGGATGCCGTGCCGGACACATCCAAATTGTTGATTTTTGCCGTGCCGGACACGGTTAAATCCTTAAAGGATGCGGATTCATTTACCGTCAAATCATCAATCGTTGCCTTTTCGGCAACAACCGTCTTTGCTTT